TTTTAAACTGGCTGAGAGCTTTTCAAATTCACGGTTGGTGGAAACAATGAAACCAAGCGAACGGCTAATCCCCGAAATACCGGCATAAGCACCCACAAGCGTTGCAGCTTGACGAAAAACCCCGTTTAAAGCGCGTGCTGATGCATCAATTGCTTTAAGGCCTGCGCTGGCCGGACGTGTGGCATGAGTGATCTTGTCAAAAGCTTGCGGACCTTCGCGTCCTAAGCGATTAAACTCACGCCGCACTTCCTCGCCACCAACGGTCGCCAAGCGAATGGATAGTTTTTTAGTTGCTGCCGCCATCCTTGTTGATCTCTTTGAGCGCCAAAAGCGTTCCCATAGCGACTTCTGGCAACAATTCAGCCATGGCTTGCGGTTCATAGCCAAGTGAGCTGCTCAGTTGCAATGCCGTCTCTAAAGGAAAGCCCTCATGGATTTGTGTGACTAATTTGCAGGCGATATCAAAAGCCTGCCAGCCTTCTACTGTTTTTAAGCTGTGCTCATAATAGGGGCATTGTTTGCCGTTTTCGCCTTTTTGCCCCCACGCACAGGCGCGGCCTTGCTCACTGCAACTGTTGCAGTATTTTGGCCCGTCTCCAAAATGCCATTGGATACGAGCCCGCAGGCGTTTTTTTCTGATTCCAACATTTCACGCAGGCCCGTATATTGCTGACGAAATGTTTCCGCAATTACCCAATAGGCAGCAAACAGTTCCTCGATTTTTTCAAGCGTCACGGGCGCTGGCGCATCACACTCAGCTTCACAAATACCTTCCCATTCAATAATGCCGGCACGCGCTAGGCCAAGTGTTAAATATTGTTCCGCTAGGGCTTCGCGCACATTACTGTCTTCAAGATTAGGCAAGTCTGACTGCACCATACCCATATCTTTTTGCGCGCGATAAGCCTCACCAAGGCTTTGTAATTTCTGGTTCATGAAAGCACGCGCCTGATAAAATATAGCACTTGTGCAAGGTCGAACCTTTATGCGCACTTCAAATCCAACGTCAAGCCAATAAGGCTCAGTCGGTAGCGATAATTTAAGCATTAAGTATAATCCTCTACATCATTGGTTAGGGTCACAGTGAGCATTTTTCCAAGCTCTGCATCCTTGGCCCCTTGAAAATCATAAGAGGCTTCAATACCTCCCGGGCCACTAATGCTGCGTTTTGGTTTGGGTAGATAAACTTCATGCGCTGTCATTGTAAGTTTGCTCTCCTCGTCAATCCTATAGGCAAGCTCAATATCGATTGGCGTTCCAGAACGGGCTAAATCCATCAGCGTGTTATCACCATAACGCACAGAGATAGAGCCTGTGAGCGCACTCATGCCAGCGTCAATTGCCTCAACCTTTCCATCATCACGAATGGTCTCAATTTTCTCTAGATTATTGCTGTATGTCAGTGAGGCTGCTGTCACATTGGCGAGCAATGATCCAGCACTTTTGATTGAGCCTTGGAATTGCGAAAAGCGGCTATAAATAGCCTCCATTGGATTGGTTGCACGTGTTTGCTTAGCCGCGACTTCCGCTTGCCCCATAAGGCCCAATGTCACTTGTGCCTCGCCAGATCTCTGAAAATTAAAGGCGCAACTATTGGCACGAACGCCGGTAAAAAGCGGATAATCTGGCACATCAGGCAAGCCAATTTCTAGGCTCAAGCTTGGCAAATTGACTTTGCCCGATGTGAAACTATGCGTATAGGCATTGGTTTCTGTTGTAACTGGCGCTCCCAATAAGGCTTTCAGCCAATAGCCAATATTGCGAAGGTCAACGGGCACAGTGATATCGCCATCAACGTTGATTACATCTTGAAAAGGCGCTGTTGGATCACGCCCTAAACCCAGAACGCTCGATTCAATGAGGCCTTGTTCACTATCCAGAGAGCTTGAAATAAACGGAACCAGATTATAATCACCGGTTAATGGCGGCTCCCCATATGTTTTCTCAAAGCCAAGCAACAGCCTTGCATTCCAGCCATAAGCACGTGCCATATTTGTCTCCTATTTGTTTCGTTAAATGAGCGGGCTTTCCGTCACATATTCCATCGTGACGGGCAATGTAGCCGCTTTAATTGTCGCGCCCCCCTCAATGGGTTCGGTCAAAACTTCAGGGCTCCCAAGGCTTAAAATATCAATGACGCCGCTAAGCGTTCCTGCACTGTTCAATGCAACACCGATCTGCATAAGAAGCTGATCAAACGCGTCATCACGCTGTGCGGTACTGGCCTTTTGCACAAAGACCTCAATTTCAGCGCGGTGTTTGTAAATATAGCGTGGCGGCGACAATAAAATATCAGGCTCACCCGGGTCACCATCCCGTAGTATTACAAGCCCAGTTTTGGGAATTGCAGTGCTCAAAACTTCATTGCGAAGAACACGAATATCGGACAAGCCTTGCTGCAAACATACAAAAAGGCCCTGTAAGGCCCGCTCTCGTTTTGATGTCATCTTCAATCTTTCCATTGTTTAACGATCAGCTCAGGGATACGCCCGTGCCATTTTAGAGCTTCTGGCTCAAAGCGAATAAGCTTTGGCATTTTGACTTGTGGTACCATCCAAAACATCACCACCGAGGCAAGGCCATTGCCGGATTTGAGCGCTGATGAAGAAGCCTTTCTAAACCCACGCAAATCACCAGTTTTACGACTATAGGAAGCACGCATATTTTCAGCAACAAGCAGCGATGGGCCTGTCTTGCGATAAACAAAGCGCAACTTAATGCCGCGTGCTCTTTCAAGATTTGCCGGTGTCACGCGTTTGCCTAAAACGCGTTTGGGCGCATTGGGCGTTGGAATGGCCAACCAAAGCCCGTCGATGCCTTTAATGATTTGACCGTCTTCAAAACCTGCCATGATCTTAGCGGCTTTGGTATAAACCATACCAGCAGCGCTAAGGCTCGCACCGCGCTTTGGGTAAACATCGCCGCGCCATGATTTAGCCAAGCGGCTCCCAAGACCGGCAGCAACCACTTGCGAGCGCAGAGCTGTTTTAAGGCTTATTGTGGCGGTGCTTATCGCACCTGTTACAGCATGTTCCGCTTCCAACAATTCCGCTTTTAAATGCTTTTCCAAATCACCTTTTATAGCTGCCTGCAATCGCATCTTAAAACTTCCATTTTCCAAACCAGATGGTGGATATCGCAGACGGGTCCGCCCTGAACGCGATAGATTGCGCCATCAAGCCTAACCTCATCTCCCGCTTTTGGATTGGTGATGTCTGTCACCCGCACCTCCATCATATGGGTCGGGCTATGAATGTGCGTTTCCCTAAAATCGATGATCTGATCGGGTGATTTCAAAATGATTTTGAGAGGGGTCTCGCAACCGTTAGAGTGATAAATCGCTGCAGCACCTAAACGCTCAAACAGTCGATTGACCGCTTGCTGAAAGCTAGCGATCATAGCTCTTTACCCTGTTGGTAACGTTCCCAAGCCTCGTCACGTTGCTCTTGGCTGACGTCGCGATCAAGTAGATCTTTCAGCGCTTTGACCAAGGGTTTACCGTCTTTACCAAAGCCGCTAGCGTCCAACACAGCAATCGCATCCATAATGCTCAAGATATCTGCATCTCGTTCATTGTTTTCCGGCGTTTTAATCGACATTTCCTGCCCAATCGGCTCGGCAAAACCACGTGCAATTAAAGCATTTGCGTCTGTGTCATCAAGTTTAATTATTGCGCTCGGCTGCACTAGACCATCTGGCGTTTGAAGAGAGATTTTTGCTATAAGCTCCATCGGCGATCTCCTTTTAAGCAACCGTTGCACATAAGGACGCATTGGGGCGATAAGGCACGATAAGCGGCGCAGATTGCAGCAAAAGCCACCGCACCGCCGGATCTTCCTCCAGCCATGATTTTGAAAAATACCGCAAGGCTTTAAACGAAGCCTTTTCGTCCATAATCATGCCGTAGCAACGCGTGCCTTCTAATTGCTCACGGCTGACAAGCACAACTGTAGCGTCAGGCAATAGGTGTCGCAATTGCCCGTCATCATTGATGTAGACGTCATTATAGACATAAAAGTCAAAATCCCCGATAGAACCAACATAGCGTGCTTTCTCCTGTCCTTGACCGCGTATCATAGGGTCGGTTGAAATTGTTGCATTTGTACCGCGACGGATCTCAAGTTGACCGATTACTTGTTTGTTTTTACGAAAATGACGCCATGCTTTTGGGTCCATGATCACATGGCGGGCCACAGCGCCCGATTTTTCTTGGATTAATCCAGCCCAATCTTCCAAATGGTCTAAGGCGGGGGCATCCATATTACTCCATTTCACCGCTCCGGTAAGGGCAAGCGTTAAAGTTGGATCACGTTTAAAATCGACGATTTTTGTTGGATAATCTTCACCGGAAACAGTCACCGTTCCTTTAGTTAAAGCTTCAGCCGCCATCACTTCTTCACGACGTGTGAGATTTTCCAACTGATTGCGCAGTGCGCGGCTGACTGCTGCCTCTAAGCGACGGTTTGCAGGCAATGCGCCACCAATTTTCTCACCAATACTGCGTTTGAGCGGCGTATTCGCATCAAAGCGGCGTTTGTCTTTCACATAAGCAGGCTTGAAGCTTTGCGTCGTAAAACCTTCATTAGCCACAACGCGACCAGCGACAAAAGGCGAGACAAAGGGTGCAAGGCGAGGCTTTGACTGATCAATATCAAAGTGAATCTCCTCAGCTTCTTCGGTTTGAATCGAACCAAAAAATGTGTCGAGCAAAAAGGAGGCTGGCCGCTCCAAATATTCCACGGTGCGATTTAAAACAAATGTAGAAAAAATATCAACCATAATTAAGCTTCCTGGTTATGCCGTAAAAATAAAGTAGAAGGCCCATTGACGCGCCATGAGCTCCACACGCTTGCCGCATCATGGCCTGCACCATAAGTCAGCGAATTGGCGTTAAACTCGCCCGAATGATAAACAACAGCCTTGATATCGCCTTGGGTAGCATCAATGGATTGCGCGAGAATACAGACTGGTTTTGCTGTGCCATCCTCTGCACTCGCATCACTTAGCGTATAAGCGCCAGAGACAGTCACGCGCCCAAGCACAGCGCCGCGCGGATAGGCTTTGCCACCAGTAATGGTTTCGACGCGTTGAACAATCGGAAACTCACCAGCAATCAGATTATCAGGTGTGTAAGATCCTTGATCAGTAAAACCACCGGCATATTTAGAATAAGCATTCATTGTTTTTCCTCCTTTGCATTAATAAGCAGCAAGCCGCTTAGCAACGGACTCTGCCTCGTCGTCTTCATCTTCAAGGCACGCGCTAATTTCAGGATTAGGGATAGCTACCATGGCCGCGTTAAACCCTGACACCTCATCACGAGACGCGGTCTCACAAGGCGCTTTAACCAAAAGCGATACTGCAGCGCTAACACTCATATCGGTTTCAAAGGCTAAATATTGCGCAAGCTCGCCTCTTGCCTTGGCAGCTTCATCAACGAGAATAGCCTGCACACGGCTGCGCTCATCCATTGTTGCTTCTTGCGCAAGGCGAGCCGCTAAATCAGGGTAAGCCTCCTTAAGGCTCTGAATATTATCCATGCTTTTTTCCTTTGAGTTTAGAGGGATAAAATGAGCGGAAGGCTCATCAGCTAAATGACTGCTCATCTCCTGCAAAAGTTTTTCAAATGAGCCGACACGATCAGCGAGCCCTTGGCGCACAGCAGCTTCACCGATCAACACATCGCCGCTGCCATAGTGGTTTTGTACATGGCTCATTGATACGTTGCGGTATTTGGCAACCGCCTCAACAAAAACTTGGGCCATTGCATCAATGCGCTGTTGTAGACGAGCGCGGCCATCATCCGTATCTGGGTCAAGTCGCTTGTACGGGCTTTGTGAAGACACGACTTCCACAACATCTTCGCCCTTATTGCCGCGGTAAACACCAACCATACCAATAGAGCCAAGCGCGCTCGTTTTAGACACAACAATTTCATCTGCAGCAGCTGCAATCCAGTAAGCACCTGAAGCTGCATCACCTGACGCATAGGCAATGATCGGCTTCACTCCGCGGGCCTCATAAATCATGTCGGCAAATTCTGCGCAGCCATTCACTTCACCACCCGGAGAGTCGATGTTTAAGACAATGGCCTGAATATCAGCGTTTTCGACAGCTTGCGTAAAATCTTTAGCCAGCAATTCATAAGAGGAAGCGCCACTGACTTGCGTGAAAAGATTGGCATAACGAAAGAGCGGCCCCACCACAGGTAGGACCGCTATGTTGTCTCTTATTTCAAGGCGATAGCTATTTTGCAGCTCTCTCCCAAGTTTTGCAGCCACGGCTTCCGGCGGCGCATTTTGTCTTGCTGCAATCTCTAAAATTGTCGTTAGCGCTGCAGACGTAATCGCCCAAGGCTCAGCGGTAGCTTTATTCCATAATCTCATCTTCATCATCCTGCTGTTGATGTACCGACAGCGTTGGCATTGCCAGCCCCAATTCTTTCATCTTCGCTTGTTCTCGAGCGCGTTGCTCCAGCACGTCTTCCCAGTCCAATCCTTGAGAGGCGCATTCTTCTTCCAAAGTTGAAAGCCCATTTTCCATGCGGATGCGTGAAGCTTCTGCCTCTTTGACCGGATCAATCCAGCCGCGACCAGGTCCAATCCATTTCGAGCGCGTCCAAGCATGCCGATTTTGATAAAAGTTAGGGGCTTCCACCAATCCCTTGCCAATGGCTTCTTCCAACCACAATTCATAAACGGGGCGCGCCCAATAAGTTGCCAGCCATTGTCTGCGTCCCATAAAAAAGCGCCATGCTTCCATAAGAGCCGCTCGTGCACTGGAATAATTGGTTTTTGAAAAATCCTTCATCAACAATTCAAACGGAATATTGAGCCCAGCACCGATATGACGCAAAATATTCTCAACAAATTGCCCATAGCCGCTATTGGGGCGGCTTGGTGTAAAAGGCGAAATCTTATCACCCGGAAAAACCGGAATAATTGCACCGCCTTGCAGCCGAACCTTCCATTCATTACGTGCGGCAAGATACTCGTCAACACTGCCACCAAACATCTCGCCAATCGCTTCGCTATCGAGCGGCGTTTCCACAAAAGCCGCAATCATCGCATTGACAACCGCGGCTTGGAGCTCGCTACGCTCATAGTGGTCGAGCATTTTGAACAAGGGCATAATGCTGGTTAAAAGCGGCTTACCACGCCTTTGCGCGATCCGCTCATGTGTGTGAAGGTGCAGAACGCGTCGTCGCCCGAAGGCTGTCTCAACCGGCACGCGCTGCCAATCTTGCTCGGCGCTTGCAGAAGAAAAAACATCAGCTGGGTGATGTTTACGAATCCAATAGGCTTTAGGCGCACCGTAAATATCAATCTCAATGCCGCCGCGCAGTGATTGCGTGTCCGGCCTATCCTCTGGATTGCTTAGCCGATCTGGCTCAATCAATTGCAAGGCCGTGGCAAAAGGTCGATCTTTTAACCACAACGGCAGGGCCAATGCCTCACCATTGAGCATAGATGAGCGATAGATTTGCGCCGTTAGCCCTGCAAAAGTCAATGATTTCGCAGCATCACAATCCGTGGTATCCGCCCAGCTTCGCCATAAAGCTTCCACCTGACGTGCCCATATATCAGCCCATGTCTTATCCCGCCCAAGCGTGCGATAATCAGGCTGTGCCGCCAGACGCAATCCCGTGCCGACAACATTATCAGTTAAGGTCTGAAATGCGCCTGAAGCTACGCCATGATTGCGCACAAGGTCCCGTGAGCGTGATACCAAAGTAGCAAGTTCAGGATTTAAATCGCTATCGGCTGAGCCCGTAGAAGGCAGCCATGAAGCCAATTCTCTCGCCGTCATAGAGGCTGCGCGGTGCGCCGTGTCGGATTGGCCATTATGACTGCTCATGTTTAAAACTCCACATAAAGGGCTTTGCGACCAAAACCTCCTTGTTTACGTTTGATCTCAATTTTCAACTGCACGATATATTTTTCTAATTTCGGCGCGTCGACATTCTGGTACGTCACCGCCCCATAGCCGCCAATATTGACGGAAACCTCTTTACTTCCCGTCATCAGCAAGTGATAAGCTGTTTCAGCTTCACTAAGGCGGCTTTTCAATGTGACTAAATCTGTCATTGCGGTTCCTTACAAATACGGATCGTCAGCCATCTGAACAGGTCGCTGTTTCAAGCGCTCGTTCAAAGCCGTTGGTTTCTTTGTTTCTGTTCGCTGAGTTTGAATCTGCGCCGCCGGTACAGCTTTACCCAAAACTTCTTCCAGCTGTAACCAATGGCGTTCAGAAAAACGGTCTAAGCCATAAATACTAGCAGCAGCGCGCGCATAAACGCGGCAATCCAGCGCCTCATTATTGCGCGTTGGATCTTTTTCCCACACCGCACGTGGATAACCGCGATGCACACGAATAATCTGCCGCTCAGCCGTCAGCTGCTTAAAATATTCCTGCCCATATTGCGGAAAGTGACAGCTGCCCGCTGGATAAGCTAGGCCATCTTGTAATTCATCCTCTGATGGCCAATCCAATTTTAGCCAACGATAAAGCTCAACTTTAGCCACTGGTCCGGACACATTCCAAACACGAAGGCCACGCCGACGCCCGCCAACATCCGCTTTTGAAACGCTGAGAATGAGCGCCGTGTCGCGATCTTGGCCTTTGATGGCCACAACAGTGCGTGGTTGGCTGGCCCTTGCGCCACCTGCGCCCCAAACGGCCTGTGGGTGGCCCTTCACCCATGCGTAAACGTCTTGGCTTGCATAGCCGGAGTCAACCGCCATCACACGAATGGGCATAGTGTGGCCAGTTTCATGCGGCCAATCTCTTGCCAAAACCCCTTCTAATCTCTGCCATACCTCACGACGTGCCGTGTCACCATCGAGCACGATATAATCAACCGACCAGCTTTGCTTATCACGCCCCCAAGCGACCACTTCGCATTCAAGCCGGTCCTTCTGCACATCGACGCCTGCTGTCAGAAACAAGCCAGCTTGTGGTACAACGCCCTGAGCGTATGTTTCTCGCCGCGCATAAAGGCGGTCCCAATCGGGTGCTTCATGCTCTTCCTCAAACGGCTCACCCAACACCGTATTAACGAAGCTTTTCATCAATTCGGGATGTTGCTTTGCCTGTTCAAACATGCTTGCTGCATCCGACCAACTAAACCAACCAACGGGGCTATAAAGTGATGAGAGATGATAGCCAACCGTTTGGCCATCACTTTCAGCTGTTACGATCCATTCGCCTTTAGCAAGCATATCTGTTTTGTGATATTCTTCAATCAAAGCTTCACAAGCTTCACATTCATAGCGCACATCTTGCGGCTTGCCTTCAACCCAACGTAATTGCGAAAATCGGAGCGGTTGCTTATGTCCACAATGGGGACACGGCACATGAAAATAACGCTGATCGGAATGCTCAAACTCCCGAGCAATACGCGATACGCCTTTTAAAGTTGGTGTGCTCACAAGGAAAACCTTACGACGCCTTTGAAAGGTCGCACTACGGCGTTCTGCCAATAAAATAGGATCCCCTTCACCCTCAACGTCACCCGGATAGCCATCCACCTCATCCATGAACAAATAGCGTGCAGGCATTGAGCGCAGCCCCACCGCCGAATTAGCACCTGTCATTACCAAAACGCCGCCCGGAAACTCCTTTGACAACACCGTATTGCCGGAATCACGTGAGCGTGCGGGCTTTACCCGTGCTTTCAACTCAAAGCAATCTTCTAAAAGCGGATCAATCCGTTGTTTGGAGTTTCGTTTTGCCATCTCAACTGTCGGCGCAACCGCCATCATTGGCCCGGGAGCCATATGGATGGCATAGCCAATCCAATTATTACCCGCTTCGGTGCCGCCAATTTGCGCACCCTTCATGAACACAACCCGCTGCGCGCGTTGATGCGGCGAGAGCTGATCCATAATCTCACGCAAATAGGGCGTGCGTTCGGTGCGCCAGCGTCCAGGCTCTGCAGCTGACTTTGGCGATAAAAAGCGATATTGGTCCGACCATTGCGAAATACTCATAAAAGCATCAGGCTTTAAGCCATCTGCCCAAGCCTGCTCAACTGTTTGCGATCCCTCAAACAAAGTCCCTAATATCCATTATTTTCAATTTATGTTCGACTCGTTTAAAGATTTTGCTTGCACCTGTGCCGTGGAACAAAAACGCCCTTTAGCTACTTTAAGCATGAAAAGGTTGCTTTTTGCTCCTTTTTGGGTTATTTTAATCACCACAACGATAAGGAAACCATCATGGCTACAAATATTAAACTTTCAGATGAGCTTGTGAGTGAAGCAAAACGCTATGCCGCTGTTTACTCTCGCTCTCTCCCCAAACAAATTGAGTATTGGTCGCGTATTGGCAAAATAGCCGAAGAAAATCCTGATCTTTCCTTTGAATTTATTCAAGCTATTTTGCTTGGAAAACAAGAAAATAAGGATGGCCATGTAACACCATTCGAATTTGGTTGACGCCATGCAGATTTTACAAACCAATAGCTTCAAAAAAGCCGTTAAAAAATTACACGCCAATCAGAAGAGCGACCTAGATCAAGCCGTACGTGACATTATAAGCAACCCAACCCTTGGCGATGCAAAAATAGGTGATCTTGCTGGCGTTTTTGTCTACAAATTTAAAATGGCTAAACAATTAACCCTGCTTGCCTATAGCTATGAAGACCAAACGATTACATTAACCCTCTTAGCTCTTGGCTCTCATGAAAATTTTTACAGAGATCTGAAGCAAAACTAAAACCATAAACCATAAACCTTACAGATTCAGTTTTAATTGCCCTAGCTCTTCCAAATGCTCACGAACATAGCGCTCTAGCGTCACATGTAATAGGTGTGCATCCGTACCAAGTTCGGTGGCCATTTGGCTGGAAATCCGTGCCGGCCATGTTTGCCATGCATCGCGTTCCTGACGCGCCAGCCCAAACACATGCGCAATAGCCTCGTTACGGTCAATCAGCTCATTTTTTAATTGCTGAAGACGCACACGATTGGTTTGCGCCTTTAAAACCTCATTGGCGGTTTTAGCCTGCATATAGGTCGTGCCGCCTGATGTGACGGGTGTGCCATGCTCTTTCAACGTTGCTTCGACCGCTTCCACCGCTGCTGCGGGGACTGGTTTGGTCTTTATCGTCTGCTTTGTTTGCGGCTTGACTGTGTTTGATAACCATTCTCGATCCGCGCGCTCGGCATCAATTGTTCCATCAAGCTCAGCTGTAATCCGCCCCTGCTTTATGGCTTTGCGTACCGCCGTATCACTCACACCGCGTTGCCTTGCATAAGCGCGAATAGATAAGCCCATATCCTTCCCTCTACCATCAAAATTGACTTGATAATGCTGTTTTTTGAAGCATTAATGACTAAAATCAATGAAGGAGTTACCCTTATGCAACAACAACAAAAACAGCCAAAAAAAATAACCAAGCAAATGCAAATCATCACAGTTTTAAGCCGCCATGAAGGCGCTAGCCTTGAAGAGCTTATGGTACTGACCAACTGGCAGCAACACACGATCCGCGGCTTTTTCGCAAGGGTCATCAACAAACTTGAAGGCTTTGCGCTCTCTTCGCAAAAAATAGACAGTGAGCGACGCTATTATCTTAAACAATTATAAGTACATCAGATAAAGCCTCGCAGCTCTCCATTGGCTATGAGGCTTTATCTATTGCGCCTAGGCGCTTTTTTTCTACCGCATCAAAAGCTTCATTTGTATCTGACAAGCATGCCTGCTTTCCGCTCATTTCCTGCCAGCGACGCACAATCACATCCACATATTTGGGGTCTAATTCCAGCAATCGCGCTTGGCGACCTGTATGCTCAGCGGCGATTAAGGTGGAGCCCGAGCCACCAAAAGGATCAAGCACAATATCTTGCGATTTACTTGAGTTTTTAAGCCCACGTATCACAAGATCAACCGGTTTCATGGTCGGGTGCAAATCATTCTTTTGCGGCTTGTTGTAAAACCAAACATCGCCCTGATCGCGTGCGCCGCACCAATAGTGGTCGTTGCCTTCCTTCCAGCCATAAAGAATAGGCTCATATTGGCGTTGATAATCGGCGCGGCCAAGCGTGAATGTGTTCTTGGCCCAGATGATAAAAGTCGACCATTTGCCGCCCGCTTTGCGGAAAGCGCTTTGTAGCGTGTCAAGCTCGCTTGAGCTCATGCAGATGTAGAGAGCGCCTTTGCTATGCTCCAGCATGTTTTTACACGCTACTGTCAAAAAGGCTTCAAAATCATCACCCAAATTGTCATTCATGATCGTACGCCCCGCCTTAGCGCCGCTTTTAGAGCGCAATTTGTCCTTAGCGGTTGCGCCATAGTTCACATTGTAAGGCGGGTCGGTAAAGACCATATCGGCCAAGGCGCCTGCCATCAGCTTTTGTAGGTCGGCTTCAACGGTGGCATCGCCGCAGAGCAAACGGTGCTCGCCCATAATCCAGAGATCGCCTGTGCGACTCACCGGTTGCTCCGGTACTTCTGGAATATTACTATCAAGCGCGACTGTTTCATTATCATCGAAAGATAATAAATCATCCAATTCCACATCGTTGAAGCCTAATAAGTCCAAGTTAAAATCTTCATCAACAAGGCTCTGCAGCTCTAAGCGGAGTAATTCCTCGTCCCAACCAGCATTTTCAGCGATTTTGTTGTCGGCGATCACCAAGGCGCGACGTTGGTTATCAGTCAAATGCTCCAGCATGATGGCTGGTATGGTTGCAAGGCCCAATTTTTGCGCGGCCATAACGCGCCCATGTCCAGCAATGATAACATGATCGCCGCCAACCAGCACCGGATTAACAAATCCAAACTCAGCAATAGAGCCTGCTATTTGCGCAACCTGCGCATCGCTATGGGTGCGAGCATTGCGCGCATAGGGAATGAGCTGCTCGAGCGCAATCTGCTGAACATTAAGATCCATGTTAAACCTTTTTATGTGTTTGTGATGTGCGAACCGGCTGCAAACTGCGAACCAATTTTTGCGCCCTGACGCTAGGCCAATGCCGCGCGCTGCCCGCCCGCATAGGGCAAGGCACGAGGGAGGACCCGCGGCATAGCTTTCAGGAAGAGAGAAGAAAATTTAACAAATCAGCACAGCGCACTGCGGTGATTATAACCCAAAGAGTAGCAAAAAATGTTGTAAATGTCTCACACAAAAGTGTTGCAACACTCATTTTTTTTCTGCATTCAACCGCGCGGCAATTTTGGCCAAGGCAATGTTCCATTTACGCCACGCTGTGCTACGGTCACAGCCAAGGCTGTAGCAAATTTCTTTCCAAGGCAGCCTTGCTGCACGTTGCCAAATCAAGCGGCGCTCTGCCTCAAGCACCCAGCTCACCCACTGTAACGTTTCCTCCATCCGCGAGACCGCCTGTGTCGTTGCCTGCAACCGTAACGGCTGAATCTCACCGTCCGCTATTTCCTCGCGTGAGCGAACAATCTCTGGCCAAGCGTTAAAATAACCGCGTGCTCGGACTGATGGCAGTCTTCGCATGGTTAACATGGCCTCTTCGAACCGATCCGCAACAGCTTTCTCATTCCAGTCCTTCATCCTGATCTCCTTCGCATTTATTGGGTTTGAGGGTGCGCGTGTTGCACACGAGCGTAATGCAGCAGCGCCAGCGCGTCGGCTTCATTGTCGTCTTCCGGGTGATGGCCTAACGTGCGTACAGCAGCCATCACCGCCGCCTTACCGGCATTGCCTTTGCCGGTGATGAATTTCTTGATCGTGCCGACGGGTACACCCCCATAGGGAATGCTCTGCTGCTCACACCACGCTGTGAGTGAGGCTAGAAATCCGCCATAAGCATGGGCCGCATCCACACCCAAATGTCGACGCACTTCCTCGAAATAAACCGCTTCAATGCCGCCACAAACGCTATGGGTCTCGTTGAGCCAGCGTCCAAAGCGCAGGTACCGCATGCCACCCCCTTCAAAGCGACGGGGGCGAAAGTGCGCTGTACCGCTGATGATGCGCCCTTGCTGGTTAGAAATCGCCCAACCTGTTGTGGTGCCAAGATCTAGGCTGAGCAAAACCGGTTGTTGAGTTTTATTGTTCATGAAAGACCTCTTGTGTGATGATGGAAAAGGGCGGATGCTACCCATACCCTCTCTAAAGGGAGAGTAACCCCTTCTGGGGTACTCTCTCCCTTTAGGGAGAGGGTGTTGTTTTCCAAACTGGATTTGTCTCGTAACCGCCCGAAATAAAAAGACTTTTTTCCAGTTTGGGCAGTTTGGATCCAAACTGGATGACCAAAACTGGAATTTTATTAAAAAGCCTCGATAATTGCCTGATATTGCTCTATTTTTAGCGCAATTCCAGTTTGGAAAATAAATCCAGTTTCGGCCCAAACTGGTCCAGTTTGGAAAACAAATTGCCCAGTTTTTGGCGCATAAAAAATTGGCGTTTGAGGACAGTTTGGATACACGCGGTCATGCTTGTTCCTCCTCACTATAAATCCATATGCGAGGGTCTTCGACAGGCAGAACGGCTGCTGTTTGACGGCATTTATAATGGGTTGGATAAACCGCCTGCAACTTCTTTGAAATCTCGCCGGTTAGCGGATCAAAAATCTCTTCGCCCACAGCCAAGCGCATATCTTCAACGCATAAAAAGCCGTATTTAGTGCGCGTAGGACTGTCAAAACCGTATCGTGTCCCGTCTTTAAAAAACTTAACATAGCCTTTTGTGGCAAGCACATCCAAACGCCCACGAATGGTGTCTTTACCGCCAAGTCCTGCGCGGTTTTCAAAAGCTTCGCAAAACTGATTCATCGTATAAACACGACCAGCCATGGCCTCAGCGTGAATGATCTCAAGGATAACATCACGCTTGCGGCGGCGCTCTGCATCTAATTGCTGCCCATAGTCGCGTTTAACAAGCCGCTCTGAGGCATAGTCGCATTCTTGCCAAGCTCCGTTGATCTTATCAATCAGCTTCGTTTGAATGGGTGGGCCATTGCGCAGTTCAAAGAGCAGCTGTCGGTGTGATTGGTTCTCCTCTGGCTGGAACATGATAAGGCCGGTTGTGTAATAGCCACGCAGAGAGCTCGCGCCAGAGAGCGCTTGAAACGGGTCTTCCTCCAGCTGTTTCTTTGGGATTTTGCGCGTGTGGTGAGCAAGGATAATTCCGGCATCAGGATTGACCCGCTCACGCAAAGCATCAAGCCGTTGCTGCAAGAAAAACAGCATGGCCGCATTGTCATTTTCACCGGCATCACTTTCACCGCCATCAAAAACATTTCTGAGCGGATCAACCACGATAATATCAACGCCCAACGCGCCAAAATGATGTCGAATGGCCTCATGCGTTGCTGCCACACCATGCTCATTGAGTAACATTTTAAATTGTGGCGTAATGACGAGATTCTTGCGGATAAAAGGCAGCAGCGCGGCCTCAAAAGCCATATTCTGCAATCGTTCACGTAAGTAGTGGTAGCCAATCTCTGCTTGTAGATAAAAGATCCGCAATGGCCGTGGTGGAGTCATGCCAAGAAAGCGGACCCCCGCCGCCATATGCGCCAGCAGTGAGAGCAGAAAATCGCTCTTACCGACCTTTGGGGCGCCAGCAAACACCATCAGCCCACCCGGCGTTAATACACGTGGTAGAATGAGATCCTGGGGCATAGGGGAGTGATCATCAAGCAAATGCCCAGCCGTAAAGGCGGGGACCGCCGTGACGTTTTCTTGGCGGTTTTTGGGGCGCGATGCAAGAAAGGCACGAACATCCAAGCCTTCTGCAACGGCATCAGCTGCATCCCATTTTTCGGGCTTATCGCTTGGTATTTCTAAGAGGGTGAGAGACGCAACAAGACCTTGCGCCTGCAAATAGCCAGCCACAACTTCCGCGTAGCTGCGTCCTGCGTCGTCATGATCTGGCCAGATCAGTACATGCTTGCCCTTGAGCGGCGTCCAATCTGTTTTATCTAACGGGGCCTTCGCGCCATTCATGGCCGTCGTTGCTGTAATACCATGCTTTATCAGGGCTTCAGCTGCTTTTTCACCTTCAACCAGCACCACATTCTGAGCTTTGCTAAGCCCCGGCTGATGAAACAGCGGCCTTGGCGTTGGCGCTTGGTGTTTTCGCGCCAGCACATCCCAAGGCCGAAATTCCTTGCCATGTGGCGTGTCATAGCGATAGACACAGGCAATGAGCTTGCCATCGCCATCCAGATAGTCCCATTTGACCGTATATGGGCCAAGCACGTCCTCGGGGATATATTTTGCGGGCTTGGCTTGCGGAACAACCACCGACGCAGACACAGTCAAGCCTAGCCAGTCACGAATGCTCTCTATCACTTGCGGGAATTGATGCTTGGCGTCCAGCCCGTGGCACGCCGCCCAAAGAGCGAAAACGTCTCCTCCTTCGCCCGTCGCAAAATCATGCCACATACCGGCCTTAGTCCCGCTAAGCTCAACCTTGAGACTGTCGCCCTTATTGCCTTGAAGATCGCCGATTTCAAAGACACCATGCTTTACACGCCCTGCCGGAAATAGATGCACCAAAACAGACTGCAATCGCGCTAAAAGCTGTTGACGAACGTCATCAACGGAAATGGGAGAGGCATCGGCCGCAACATATTGACTTGGCACATTGTTAAAGTCGCACCAATCCATTCTCATTGCGCACCTTCCCAACAGCGCTTGTTATAAGCGCAGAAGCGGCATTCAAAATGCTCGGGGTCAGCAGTGTGACGTGGCAACAGTTCATGTGCTCGCACAGCTTTTAACACACTCACAGCCCGTTCACTGGTCGTTTGAGCTAAAGCTGCGTCAAAAGGTACAAGCTCAAAATGTAGCTCGGCTGTGTCTTTGTTTATAGCGGTAAAGAGCGCCGGATTTCGACTGATACCTGCAACGCTTCCTTCCATATAGGCCTGATAGAGCGCTATTTGCGCCGCATAAATCGGCTTGGATTTCGCAACGCCGCGCTTGACGGTGTTTTGCCATGATTTGTTATTTAGCGACTTACACTCCCATAACATCGGGAAGGTGAGGCCCAGAGCTTCGGGTGCATTATTGATAATACCGTCGACATGGCCACGAATACGGCCACTTGCTGCCGAAAAGCCAAACTGGCCGCCATTTGATGTTTCGGTAAAAAGCTCAAAACCTGCAAGACGCAGCCATTTTATCGCCAGATCTTCAAACACATGGCCTGCCGCAAAGATCCGCAAGGTTCGCCCAGAAAACTCTTCATCTTTAGGCGCATTGGTATATTCATATTGTAATTTACGGCTACACGTCTCGCCAAGTCGAGAAGCACCAAGGTAGTCACGGTCCGGTTGCGTCTTGCTTTGTGCGCAGAGAGCCTCATCAATCAACTGCGTGAGGCGCTCAGCGAAACGAGGCCGGTGATTAAAATCTAACATTAAAACGGTACCTCATCGCTGCCTTTGGAAAGCTCGTCCATGTAATTCGTCACAACGACTTCGATCAGCGTCAGCACTTGCTCACGGGTGAGATCTTGAAAGGCTTTGTCAGTGCCAATCTCAGCGACATATTCGCCAAGGGGGCGCAGAATTTTACTGATACACACCTGTTCGAAATCAGTCAGATTGCTCATGCTGTAATCCTCCCCGTTTCAATCGCTTGGCGAATGGCTCTATGGTTAAATTGCATGGTCATCAGGGCTGAAGCCTTATAGCGGGTCAGGCTGTAATCATTGCGGTATTGAGCGGGAAGACGATTGAGCTGCTTTTCCGTCGCCGGTTGGTGCAGCCAAGCCTTGGTTTTATGCGCATCGCTCTCGGTCTCGAACAGATTAATCCAGTCATCGGCAGCAGCGAAGCACACAAGACGCTCCCCCGCAGCCAGAAGCTGGACGGGATGACTTTTGCGACCACCAACGGCGTACCAAACACCGTCGCGGTTAAAAACGCCGCCCCAAGCCTCAAAGCCCGCCGCAATAAAATACTGCTCATCACCACGCAAATCGCACCATAAGAAACTCGAGCGTTGAAGGATATCAATTTCGCTCATCTGAAATTGCGCGGTCTGGGTTATTGCAGCCTCGTTGAAGCTCTCCCAAACATGACCGCATAGAGAACATTCTTTGCTCGCGAGCGGCACCTGCGCACCACAGTCAGGGCAGTTTTTATAAGGCGCATCACCTTTAATATGGCAGTCATCAAGCTCGACTTCTTGTTCCAACGAGCCATGCATCAGCGTCGACGTGCCAAAGTCGAGTACAATACAGTCTTTTTTAATGATGCTGGGAAACTCAGCCGGGTCGATGGTGCGCAAGCCGCGCCCAATCATCTGGATCATGGTGGATTTATAAGAGCTTGGGCGCAACAAAACAATGCAGGATGTCGGCGGATGGTCCCAGCCCTCGGTGAGTACAGCAACGTTCACAACGACTTGCACATCACCTTTGCTATAAGCGTCCAGAGTTTGCAAACGCTCTTGCTCGCTCATCTCGCCCCAGATCATTGCCGTGGCGATACCGGCCTGATGAAAGCATAGCATCACATCGCGTGCATGCTTAATCGTTGAGCAAAACACAACCGTTTGTCGATCTCCGGCTTTCTCACGCCAATGCTGAACAACAGCCTCATTAATCGGTCGTGTATTCAGGATATCAGCCACCGCACCCATATCATAATCAAGGGCTGTTTTACGCACTTTGCTGAGCTCTTCCTGAACGCCGACATTCATAACGAATGTGCGCGGCGGCACGAGGTGACCGGAAGCGATCAGCTCTCTCACTGTGATCTGGTCCGCGACATTCGAGAAGATGGGGCGTAAGCCTTTTTTATCGCCACGATTGGGCGTCGCCGTCATGCCCAGCAGCTTCATGTTTGGATTGCGCTGCTGAGCCGCTTCAATTACCCGCATATAGCTGTCGGCGCGAGCGTGATGCGCCTCATCAATGACAAGCGCATCAAGGGGCGGCAGAGATTGTAAGTTGCTCTCACGCGCCAAGGTCTGCACCATGGCAAAGGTAACGTCGCCATTCCAGCTTTTCTTATTAGCGTTAAAGATACTGGTGGAAAGGCCTGGATTAACACGTCTAAACTTCGTTTCATTCTGAAAGGTCAGCTCATCACGATGGGCAAGCACACAAGCGTGTTGAATGTCACGCTCAAACATGCGCCCCAATACGGCGGAAAGCATAATGGTTTTACCAGCTCCCGTTGGCGCAACCGCCAACGTATTGCCATGCATGTAAAGCGCATCAACCGTTTTAGAGACGAGCTCTTTTTGTCTTGGTCGCAATAACATAAGTCCCCCTTATCATTTCGCCCATGAAGGAAGATCGCTGGTGGAACGGGTGGACGGATTACCATTGGGCTGAGCCATCACGGCTGCGTAGTCTTTATGATCGGGTGTGATCGCCAGCTTAATGACGTTTTTATCGTCACCATTTTGGTTTTTCTCAACGTCAATGCGGGCGACGAATTCGATGCCGTCAAGCTCACCAAGCCCATTAATACGACGGGCACTTTGCGCCGTGGGTGAATTATCCTTATCGCTCACGCCGCGGGCTGAATTGAGTATGCCTTTAATGAAAGCTCGGCCAATATTCGCCCAATGGGGTCCTTTCTCACTGTGAAGACCAATCAGGCTCCAGACTTTGCGACGAGCATATTGCCCCTCAAGGATAACAAATTCGCAGTTCAAATAAACAGCACCAGAGGTGTGATTACATGTCGCCCAGCCCCCAAGCCAGCCTTGCGCTGCATCATCATGCCCGCCGGGCTTGATGGTCATGCGTACTTTAGCCAACGTCTTAGCAGGGATGAGGTCAAAACCTTCCTGATCATCTGCGCCATTAAAATCATTCCAATTCATGAGTGAGCTCCTTACGATACGGTATTAGGCTGGGAAGGTTCAGAGGCGCACGCAGGCTCCTCGCGCTCAAGTTCAAAGCGAAGCCGCTCAAGAGCGGGTCTCACTTTGCCTGTAATCTTCTGCATGAGACGGCCAAGATGGGGCTCTTCCATACACTCCAAGCAGCCAGAGCGATCTTTGGCTGGATAGCCAGCATCATTAATTGTGTGGCAAATGAAGGCGCGAAAACTTTTTGCTTGCGCTGGCCGCCCTGAGCCACCCTCAGCGCTGCCTTGTGAGCTTGTGATTTCGGTCATAGTGATGACTTGGTCGACAATACCCGGCAGCTCTAACGCTGTTTTACTGCCTTCGATTTGCGGCTGATAAAAACGGCGATTAAAATCGTCAGTCTTTTCATCCAAAATGCCGACAAACCAGATATTCTTGCCGCGTGTGTGCTGAAGATGCGTCAGCCATGCAATCATTTCTTGGCCATGCAGACCATAAGCGCCGCGTGTATCAGGCTTACCTGTTTTTTCGGAAAATGCCTGCGGCTGCCCCTTGCACCAGTTGAAACACAAACGCCCAGCAACAGTAATGCTGTCGATGAAGATGGTGTCATATTTCTCAAGCGCTTGCGGCGCGCCATATTTGGCAACAACCGCGTCATAATGGGCTTGGCTATAGGGCTGTTCAGCGCGCAAGGCCGGGTTTGGCCCACCAATAAACACCGCAGTATCGCGGCAATCCTGCCATGTGCGCGGACGGATCGTATCACCCTGCCAACCTTCAAGGGCCAGATCACCGGCCTCAAGATCAAAGAAGAGTGTCTTGTCAGCAGGAAGCGTCCACAACAGAGATGTTTTGCCGATACCGCTTTTACCGAAAATGCAGCCTTTGATGCCTTTGGTCTCGCTAAGCCGCTCATCAGCGGATATAATCGGAAGTCTCATTGATCACCTCCCACGCACGCTTTCGAACGCAAAACGCCTTGTAGCCATAAGGTCAGAAGTTCGGTTTTGGTTAAGAAATGACGGATTTCGTGTTCATCCAGGGCTTTCAGTTGCCCAATCGACATGTGAAAAATCTCATGCAGAGTTTTTATCTTCATGACAGCCTCTTTGAGTTAAGGGTTAAAGTGCTCTTTGGTCATGTCGCTTCGGCTGCCAGGTTCTGACGCCGCCCAAAGAGCAAAGCGGTCGCGGTATTTCCTTGAGGGGTCTTGTATTTCCGCGAGGACCCGGCATGTTTTCTGCCTTCAAGGAGTTATTTACCGAGAGGTCTCAAAAACTGTCGGCGGTTCAATGCAGATATTCCGCAAAGCCACGTTCCTGCAGCGATCCACGAAGTTCGAACAGCGTCCCGTAGAGGGTTGAGCGTGGGATTTTGGTTTTGCGTGAGATTTCACTGATGCTGAGCGTTCGCAGATCAACCAGTAGCAGGACGAGATGCAACGGTAGCTGCTGAACAGCTCGTTTAAGGTCGATTTGCAGATCACGGCTGGTCAGATCTTGTGTTGCAGGATCAGGCAAAGCGTCGTCTTCACCATCATTATCCTCAAGCCATGAATCGAGCGAAAAATCACTCATACCTGCGCCGCGTTTTTGTGCACGAGCAACTTCAATCAGGCTTGCGCATTTATGGTTCAGAATGCGGTCAATAAAGGTCGACCATTTTGCTTTTTCAGGGTCATAGGCTTGCTTTCTCGAGATGTAATCGAGCATCAGCTCTTGCTCGAAGTCCTCGACTTCTACGCCATGGATGGCTTCGTGTTGGATTAAGCGGCGTGCGTGATAACAGACTTGGTTTACGACATAAGGATCAATTCCTTGGTATTTGTTTTTGCTCATGGTTTGCGTCTCCAGTTGCAGTTAGCCGCCACGCGGGCGGGGCAACTGGGACTGGTGAAAATTCACCGGAGGCTCTAAAAATCGGTGCGTTAATCAGGGTGCAAAAACAAAAAAGCCCCGACATGCGGGGCTTTGGTACGTTAAATTTTTTTGAAAAAAATTTCAGATTGTTCGGTGAAATTTCACCGAAGCGGGATTAGGCAAATCCAAAATGCTTCAATTGATCTTCCCAAAGATCGGGAAATGGGGTTTGCATATCCTGCAGGGTTAACTGGCGTGGCTGTGTGCCATCCAAGATGGCTTTTTTGATTTGGGGAGCAAGCTGGTTTAAGCGTAATATTCGCGATATATAGGATGCATTTATATTGCGCTGGCGCGACATATCATCAATGGATTTGTAGCGCCCCATATCAATCAGCTTTTGCCAGTAATAGGCTTTAGCCAAGGCCGTGACGAGTGTTTCGTCTTGTTTGGGGGCTTCGTGGGGCTGGGGCATTTGACAGCCTTCGGGCAAAATCAGCATTTTTTTGCCACCGCATCGCTTGATCTGGATTGGCACTCGGATTGAAATAGTGTTGTTCGCCATCATTTTTATGCATTTATCCATGCTTGCTCCCCCAGTTTTTTTGGTTGAAATGCCTTGCGTCGCTTGTCTTGCTCATTCAATTCCCGAGCCAGACTATCCATGCCTGTAGCTCTGATCCTAATGTCGACAAACTCATAATTGACGATGACCTTTTCAATCATCAGCTCAAGAATGCGTTGCTGCTCCGCCGGAAAAAGCTCCTTCCAAATAGGTGCGATATTGCCAAGCGCATCACGAACTTCCGTTTCAGTCACGCTTTCATCCGCTTTATATGCCTCGCGCCACGTTTCTATGATCATTTCAGGCGAGGCAAAAACAGCTTGTAACTGTATCAAAATCAACGCTTCCATTTCATTGGCACTGACATTACGAACCTTGCAATCCTGGTTAATACCCTTGCGGTAATGTTCACAGATGTAATAGCGATAAAGCCTGCCACCTTTCTTACGGGTCTGGTTTGCCACCAATCCACATTCGCATTCACCGCATTTTAAAAGCCCCATTAAAATGGCCTTGCTTTTCCGCCTCGTCATCACGCCGCGATTGATAGTGTTTGCCTGCATAAGAGTGCGGACTTTATTCCATTTATCCATATCGATAAGCGCTGGATGGCGGCCATCATAAAGCTGTTCTTTGTGCTTGATTTTACCAATGTAAATGGGGTTTTGCAAAATCTTATAAAGTGCGCCTTTATCCAATGCTGTACCACCAATGATGCGGCCATTTTTAGCTGTGCGCTGCTTACTCACAACGCCCATTTGCGGCAGCATTTTTACCATTTGCATCGGCGAATTTGTCATCAAAAACAGATCGAATATTTTACGTACGCCTTCCGCCTCATTGGGTTCAACAACCAGCTCACGGTTTTTGACCACATAGCCCATTGGTGTGACGCCGCCCATCCACATGCCTTTACGCTTAGACGCTGCCAATTTATCGCGAATGCGCTCACCAATCACCTCTCGCTCAAATTGCGCAAAGCTAAGCAAAATATTCAGCGTCAATCGGCCCATGGATGTGGTGGTGTTAAACTGCTGTGTTACAGAAACAAAGGAAACCTTGTGATCATCAAATAACTCGATGAGTTTGGCAAAATCAGTCAAAGAGCGCGATAAGCGATCAACCTTGTATACAATAACTGTATCAATCAAGCCGCTTTTGATATCATCGATGAGGCGTTTTAAGGCTGGACGCTCCATATTACCGCCTGTGAATCCGCCATCGTTGTAATTATCGGGAAGCTGCAGCCAGCCTTCATGCTTTTGCGAAGAAATATAAGACTCGCAAGCCTCGCGTTGAGCATCAAGGCTGTTGAACTCCATGTCTAAGCCTTCTTCGGTGGATTTGCGTGTGTAAATCGCGCAGCGCTTTTTCAAGGTGGGTTTCCTCAATGTTTGCCTCCTTGTGGTTTGTTGTTTAAGCCGAAGAAGGCAGGGCCAGACCAGCTGCTGCCTGTGATGACCAGTGCGACTTTTGACAGGCTTTTGTATAGGCAGCCTGCATATTCATAGCCTTCTTCTAAAATAGTGACTTGATGTTCGATTCCCTTATATTCCCGGACCAGTTTGGTGCCAGGGATGGGTTGCTGATATTGTACCTTGCGCTTCGACTTGTTTTTTTTGCCAGAGCCGAATAACTCATTGGCCTGCTGTTTAATCCGGTTCTCAATCTGCGGATCAACACCATAAGCAAGCTCTTGTAAACGGTAGGCTAACCTTCTAATGATTTGGCTCTTATTTCCAATGGGGGGTTCTTCTTCATAGACATCCCGCCATAATGTCTTTAATTCTGATATAGACATATTTGGCAGTGCAACTACCCGCGCCAGAACTGTCTTATCCATCTGTTTCTCCTTGGTTTTTATGTCTGTCGTCATGCGTATGAATGCTTGGAAAAACTCTAAAGTCCAGTGAATTAGAAGGATTTGTTGGCTCGAACTGATGGTTCAGGCGAATCTTTAGGCGCAGGATACCAAGAGCCAGCAAATGGGCCACTTCGGTGCGGCGATCGCGCTCATTTATTAGGTTTGGGGGAAGTGAAGACATGGCAAACCTCCTTGAGAATTATTGCGTCGTTCAAGGAGTTACTTACTGAAATGACTTGAAAACTGTCGGCGCAGTCAATGCTTAGCATTGTCTCAAAACGATATTGTTAAACACAAAAGAGTTCTATATATTCTTATAGCCATCGCTATGAATGCAGCAACTCTGTCAAAGAGCTCAAGATTAAAGGCGTGCTGTTGGCTTGTGGTCAAACACCGAAACTCACAGCACCACAACTTGGCGCCATTGCCGCAAGACAAGCGAATGAACGTAGGAATAATTGGGAAGGTCTTTACGTCTACTGGGGTGTTGAACTGAGGCTCTCCTTAAGCGAACCACGAGGGGGTAACAAAATGAGCACCTATAATTTACGACGTTTTGCTCAACCTGATATTCTGAAGCACATCCAGCAAGATAATTTGATTACATTTCTTAAACGGTATAAAAGCTACTTGATAGGGCGTGGCTTTAGTTTTAATTTGGATGAAGATGGTGAGCTGGATTTTGAAAAACTCTGCAAAGTTCTGATGAATCCATCAGAAGATATGGATATTGAATTCGTTGAAGCCTTATTCTTCATTCAGGAAATGTCCGATGATGAGCATTTTGATCAGCTGAGCGAACACGTTGAAGCCAATAATATTGATATGCATGAAGATTCAACTGCTGCTGATTTGGCATTAGCATTATGGCTACACGATCCCGAGCTTTTAAAGCGCCCTCACGCAGAGGCGATGATCCTCAAGCCAAAATCATTCATCTATTTCCAGTCTGAGCAAAAATCCCCTGACCAGTTCGATCTTCCAAAACCGGAAACCATGCGAACACTGGAAGCGGATATGGATGCGTGGTTTTTGAAAAACAGGCGCGGCACTGGCTGTCGAATTTTGCCCGTTAGCGCAGAAGACGAAGACAAGACATACTTTCTAATCCGCCATGGTATGCCGTTTAAGCGTGAGGGTAAAATTGAGTCGGGTCTATCCAAGACAGTCTTTTACCGCCCAGAGTTTCATGATGTAATCGTATATGACCGCGCCAATAATGAATTAGCCATCTTTAATAAGTCAGGGGCCAAGAAAGAGCGCATCATGTATTTGGATTTATTCAGCCAGCATCTCTTCGGTCAGGCTGAGTATTTTCCGGGCGCAGAAAAATATACATTGCAGCCACTCATCGATAATGGCGTTGACGCTTTGGCCTGTGCTGATGTTGATGGGCTGGAAGATGTAAAGCTGGTAGAAATTCAGCACCAGTTTCATGGGCCTTATAATGATAAGCAAACCCTGCGCTCAAACGATATTTTCGCATCCTTAGCCTCAAGAGATCGTGAATTTCCAAACTTTGGCAGACTGGTTTATGCCAGTTTTTCGGTCAAGTTTGAAAACACCAAGCGTCCACGCATCGTCAAGCTACGAACACCAAATGTGGCCAATTTTGATCGTAAAGAAGATTCTCATCTGATTGAAACGTGGCTGCGCAAACGTGGCTTTGTGCATGAGCAAAATGAAGAAAAAGACAGCTCACAACCCGTAGCCCATCAGGAGAGCTATGACACCGTATCAACTGCTGCCATGGCGTAAACTCACAGAGCTCTCGGGGGGCAAGGGCGTAAAAGCCGAATGGCAAAACTTTCCAGAAGAGTTCCTCTCAATCACCAATGAGCAGGCATCAGCGATTCCCTGCAATCGCCATTCAGGCTGTTACATGGATGTTGTGCAACATGGGCCAAACGATATTGTTGGCATTTGTACATCCGAAATCAAACAATGCGACCGCCGCAAGCTTAAAAAATCAGAGCTGGCGCTGTATCGTATAGACCATAAAAAGCTAGCTACCAAGATTGCTGAGGCTATTGGTTTTACCGAGCAACACGAACAGATCAAAGATTATACAGCTCTTTGGAAATTTGGTGTAATGAATCCGCAAGCCGAGCAAAGCTTTCCTGTCTATTGCTTTTTGGGTCAGACATCCTCGCAGCTGGATAAAATTGTCAATCAACTTTGTCTGGGCGAGCAGACGTTTTTGTTAATTGTATCGACCAGCAGTCTTATCAGCACTGCTAGTTCTGATGCAAGCACCAGGCATAAATCTAAGCTGATTGGTATAGATAATGTGCTCGACGTCGATACAGCAGGCAAGGTCACGGCCAAAAATAACGTTCAGACTATCGTCTCCAATTGGCTGAAAACAGTGTTACCAAAATCAGCCAAGCCCAGTGAAGCTAATCAGCTGGTGCTGCCTCCGGGAACAACTTGGAAAGACATATCAATTACATTCCTTGCTAGGGATGTTATTTCCATTAAGTGTGGCGAAGAGACAGCCGTAAATTATGAACGCCTCCATATCCCGGGTATGTTTGTCGCTTCCCAGCGAGAGAAAAAGCCGTCTGACAAATGGTTCTTGTTAATGGCGTTTGCTCTTTGGGGGCCGGGGTTAAACCGCGAGAATCTACAAACTTTATTTGGCCATGATGATTGGAACCGAATGAGGACGCAAAAGTCGGCACTGAGTAAATCTTTGAAACAATTCTTTGGGCTTAATGATGAGCCGATTCCTTATAACAAGTCAGTGTATGAGTACCAGCCAATCTTAATGATCCGGCAAGATACGAATTGCGATCTCAACGATTGGATCAGCGATATTCACCAGTAGTCAATGATAGGCATAGACTGGTGCGAACTGGTCAATTGCCAACCCCTTGATTTCTCATGACTAAAAGCTCCGTACTTTCCTTTTCCAAGTACGGAGCTTTTCAGGAAAGGCGCATATATAGGAGAAAAATTAGAGAAAAACGGAGTGTTTTTATAGAGAGGGAGTCAATTGCAAACAGCGAAAAAGCCCGCAAATCATGGGCTCTAGCGACTATGGCAATTTTGGCTATAGGAGGGTTCGGAAAGTGTCAA